AAGGTGTTATTTTCGTAACAATGTATTTTACTGTAGGAAATGGCATCTCAAATACAATCATTCAAAAAAATCCACAATACCTATTATTTAGTCTTTATGCTTGGATTGTACAAATGGTTTGGGTTTCCATATTGATGCTGTTGTTTTATTGGATAGTACGGGTTATTCTTTTATTGTTAAACAAAAGAAAAAAGGATAGGTGAATAAAATGAAATCAACTAAATTGAAGGTTGTATTGTTATCGACAGCAGCATTAATAACCCTTACAGCATGTGGTACAACTAATAGTGCTAATAATAACAAAGACACAAAGTCTAGTAGTACGATGGTTACTAAAAACAGCACTACATCGGCATCAACAACAATGTCTTCAATGACTGAAAATAATGCTGAAAAGTATCAAAAATACGAAGACATTAATAAAGGTCAAAAGCCGGATGAAGTTTATAACAACTTTATTAATACAGTAAAAAATGATGAAAATTATGGGAATGATCCATTGCAAAATAAAAATCTGACTATCGTTCTTTACAAACCTGATTGTCCAGATTGTCAAAAAGCAGAATCAAAAATCATGCAAGAAATAAAAGAAGGATTTAGTTATGCTCCAACATTAATGCATGATATTACCATAAATAAACCAGCTTACGAGTATTACGCAGTTGCTGTAGATATTACTGATGGTGTACCTGAGTGGGTACAAAACATTCCTGGTCTGGCTGATGAGAACAATCAATATCATACGCCAACAGTTGCAGTAGTAACACCAAAGAAAGTTAACGGCACACTATACTGGGATGTAATGGGAATGACAACAAATACAACTGATGAAATGATTGAAAGTACAACTAAATATTATATGGATTTGGGAGCATATAAATTATATCAACAATCAGAGCCTGTTATGGACGATCAATCCAAAGTTAAATAGATCTTTAGGGCGTAAGCCCTATTTTTTTAAAATTAAGTGATAACAAATAAATGATTTCTGAAACAAACGTTCTTACTCAACTACTCGAAACACACAAGCTAATTAACTAGATTATAAAGGAGAATGCGTAATGAAAGAAATCAGTGCAAATGAAGCTCATATTCCGCAAAAGAATCAGGTTGGTATATATAAGGTGCTTCATGGTGAAGGAATTTATAAAATACAGTTACTTACCGGTTACAATAATGGTGCAAATGGGAAGTGGTTAAAGGCAACAAGTATTCGTGAACTTAGAAGTGAAGTAGAAAAAATTAGGCTTGGTCTCACAAGTGAAGAAATAGCTAAACTGAAGGGAAATAATTCTTTTGTAATTGAAAAAGAAAAGGAAAAACATCTACTTTATCGTGAGCTGAAAATTGAAGAATACTATGAAATTGATTTACCTGAAAAATTAAGAATTATTGATCAACGTTCAGAAGAAAAATGGAAAACTGAAATATATCCAAGCTTAAATGACTACAAGACATCAGGAAAGCCCATGTATAACTACACAGGCTTTTTAACCTACACACAATACAAATATGCCTTTCGCAAATTAAAAGGCATTAAACAAGCTGAAATTGCTCTGTATGAGATGAAAAAAGTGGATAGATTGAAATTGATTCAAGATTTAGTGCAAAATACATGGAATCAAGCGATTGTCGAGCTAGAAAAAGAAAATGGGAAAATTTTAACTAATAAATATCTGATCGTAAATGAAATTGAAGAATTAATTGGTTTATTTTCATGTGAAAAAGGTGAAGTCTTCTTGAAGTCATCACCAACCTATTCAATTTTGGACAGTCCGTATCAGTTTATACAGGCAAGGAGATGAGTTAGATGTCTAGCTTGAAAGATGACTATATCCAAGCAAAACAAGAGTATGAAAAAATACAGATGTTGAAATCTGAGAAAGTCGAATTATTTTTAACACAAAAATTAGCAGAGGATCATATTGCTAACTTAGATGCTAAAACTTTAGAGGAATATGATCGGCAGTTTAATCAGATACATCACAATATCATTTTGCTTGTTGAGCAGGCAAAGCGAAGGTTTGAAAAAGCGGAATATGATCTATTAGATCAAGGAATTGTATGCTTGGATAAGGGATTGCGAAGATATTATGGTGCAGAGTTAAAAAAGCAAAATGTAGATAGAAATGCACTAAAACATGAAATCTTAGAATTGATAATGCAACGAATTTGAAGGGATAGAAAGCAAATGTCACAAAACATTAGTGCTGTAAAACAATTAATAGAAGAAGATTTAGAGACCACAGTTCAGAGATTAGCGGAACGAATCCATTTTGCAAATTATCAAACCATCTCTAACTGGTCAAGCAGGAACAGAAATCCGGAAGAAATTCCAATGAAATTTTTTTATCGAATCGGAAAAGAATATGGTGTTGATCCGATAAAAATTTTCGAGAAGACCATGATTTATTACTATCATGGAACACCTAACGAAGTGTTAGAACATCTTTTGGAAGAGGCAAAAGAAAAATCATCAATATTAGAGCTATCGCAAAATGACAAAGTTATTCAAGTGAAATGCGTTGATCCAACAGGAAAGATTATTGTCGGTTTTGATATTGAAAGAAAATCCAAAATAGATTTTATTACACAATTAAAAAAGATAAATAATTTAGATATTCTAACGCTTAGACCAGATCATGAACAGAGAGTATAAAATATTTTGTGTAAATGAAAAAATCCATACAAAAAAGGAAGTCCCTTCTGTAGAATAAAGTTAACGACAACCAATTCACAGAAAAGAGGACTTCCCTATGAATGATTTTACTACAGAAATTGTGCAAACTCTAGTCACTAAAGGCGATTTAAATGAATTATTCCGTTCGCACTTAGAAAAAGCGATAAACACACTCCTACGGACTGAATTAACGGCTTTTTTAGATTACGAAAAATATGATCGCACTGGTTTTAATTCAGGTAATTCGAGAAACGGTTCTTACTTTCGATCAATCAAAACCGAATATGGTGAATTAACATTGGAAATACCTAGAGATCGTAATGGTGAGTTTAAACAACAAACTTTACCAGCCTACAAAAGAACAAACGATACATTGGAAACCACTATTATCCATTTATTCGAAAAAGGTGTTACGATGTCTGAAATTGCTGATTTGATCGAAAAAATGTACGGTCATCACTATACTCCACAAACCATGTCCAACATGACTAAAGTTCTGACTGAAGAAGTAAATGCCTTTAAATCCAGAGCCTTAAATGATAAGTATGTCGCTATTTTTATGGACGCTACTTACATTCCACTAAAACGTCAAACCGTATCCAAAGAAGCGATTTATATTGCCATTGGTATACGAGAAGACGGCACTAAAGAAGTACTGAGTTATGCGATTGCTCCAACTGAATCAACATACGTTTGGAATGAGCTGCTACAGGATATTAACTCCAGAGGAGTTCAAGAAGTCTTGCTTTTTATTACGGACGGCTTAAAAGGCATGAAAGATACTATCCATCAAATTTATCCTAAAGCAAAATATCAGCATTGTTGTATCCATGTATCTCGTAACATCGCTCATAAAGTACGTGTCAAAGACCGAAAAGAAATCTGTGATGACTTTAAGGCTGTTTATCAAGCTAACTCAAAAGAAGAAGCGAATACCTTCTTATCCGGCATGATTGAGAAATGGAAGAAAAACTATCCTAAAGTGACGCAGTCACTCATAGAAAACCAAGACTTATTAACTTTTTATGATTTTCCACCTAGCATTCGTAGAACCATTTACTCAACCAATCTAATCGAGTCTTTCAATAAGCAAATTAAAAGATACAGCCGTAGAAAAGAGCAGTTTCAAAATGAAGAATCACTAGAACGCTTTCTAGTCAGCATTTTTGATACATACAATCAAAAATTTCTAAACAGAAGCCATAAAGGTTTTCAACAGGTAACCGATACATTAGTTTCAATGTTTACTGAGTAACTAATTATTTTGCAGGAGGACAATTTATTTACACAAAATATTTTACACTCTCTATTATTCTTTTCATAAATATTGTAAATAGAAGTATTAAAAATATATACAAAAAGTATTATTTCGAGAAAGATAAATATTTTCAAAAACCTTTTCATAATCCTCACCCTTTCTTACACTGATAAATCATGCGTCTAATATTCAAATTATACTCGATATGCTTTAGCTAATCAGCCAACTCTGTTTGTCTACTATCATTATATCAATAGACAATATCTGCTCCCGTCTTTATGATCGTGCCAAAGCAATCAAAAGAAAATTGCGAATCACTTAGATCGAAAGTTTACTCAAACAAAAGCATTGTCAGCGGTTGTCACGGATTTAACTTATGTTCGGGTCGGGACAAATTGGGCTTATATTTGTTTGATGATTGATTTATTCAATCGTGAAATTATTGGCCATTCTTGCGGAAATAAAAAAGATGCGCAGCTTGTAAAAAGGGCCATTCAAAGCATTCCTTACTCACTTCAAGAAATCGAACTCTTCCACGGTCTGTATGAAAAAGCTTGACGTCTGTTAAAGAATACGGTATCCGTCCAAAGGCTTCTTTTACCAATGAGGCATCTTTCTTCTCACCACAGGAATAACCAATAATTTCTCGATTAAACAAATCAAGTATTAAGCAGATATAATGCCACTTTTTCCCCACGCGAACATAAGTAAGATCCGTAACGATGGCTTCCAATGGCTGTTCTTGTGTAAAGGTCCGATCTAATACATTCGCTGTTTTCGCTTCATTACAAGCTGTTCGTTGCCCTTTAAAATGAGCGATCGTATAGGTAGATGTCAATCCGCGGCGTTTCATGATTCGACCGATTCGGCGCCGACTGAGTTGAAGCCCACGCTTTGCTAAACACTTCTTCAATTTTCGGGTACCGTAAGCCTTTCGGTTTCGAATAAACTCTTCCTGAACGATCTCTTCTAAGTCGGACTCATTTTCGATCGGTTTCGCTTGATAATAGTAGGTCTGACGAGAAATATTTAGAATTTTGCACATCGCTGATATGGAATATTTATGCTTGTTGGCATCAATTACTTGTCTTTTCGTCCGAATATCAGCGCCGCTTGCTTTAAAATATCATTCTCCATTTCGAGTTGCTTATTTTTCTTTCTTAGTGCGATCAATTCTGCTTGTTCTGGTGTTAAGTTGTCTCTTTCTTTGAATGAGCCCGTTGATTGTGCTTGCTTCATCCATTTATCGAAAGAAGAAGGCGTAAGCTCATACTCTCGAATAATTTCTGCGCGAGGCTTACCAGCGAGATAGAGATCGACGATTTGTTGTTTGAATTCTTTTGAATAGGTTCTTCGTTGACGTCTTGACATGAAAAATCCTCCAGTGTGTTTTTTATTATTCTACACACCTTATTTTTTCTGTCTAGTCTAGTGTAGCCGATTCATGACTGACGTGCCGGACGCACGTAGCGATCATCGGCGTTATGACTATATAAAGTATACTTTCGTTGATCCAGAAAGGTATAAAGATTAAAGTAGGCTACCTAAAAAGGTAGCCCGGAACGAATTTTATCACCATACTTGTGAAAGGAGATATTTTTTAAGTTAGTATTAAGATTGTGTAATATGATGATATCTATATTTTATAGTATCAGTGCTATAAAATCAAAAATAAGTCACTAATTAACTACCACTCCAATTGTAAGCCTTTTTTCTCACTTTTTTTCAAAAATATGGTATGCTTTTTAATGGCTTCAAATATAAAAGAGTTTAAAGCGTAACACACTTATGGGGAAGTGGTTTGGGGTGCGCCTTTATTATTATCTCACAATTTAACCCAAATGTCTTTCTATTTAAAAATCAAAGTAAAACTTTTCAAATATACAGAAGTATAACTATGTGAAACATCCTTTCATTAATCCATAAAAGGATACATAAAAAAGCCACTCATTTGAGTGGCAATGAAGAAAAGCTTTAGCTTGTATAATACTCTTCAAAAAAATTCTAACACAGAACGATTCAAATGGCTACGTTAATGTACCCTGTAGGACTCGAACCTACGACCGGACGGTTATGAGCCGTCTGCTCTGACCAACTGAGCTAAGGGTACTGGTTGTTGCCACATAAAGCCATAAACAATCAACCAGTAGAATGTGTGGCAACAAACCTGTTATCGCATAGCTTGGAGTGTGACTATTATGGGTGATAGTGAAGATATGCGATAACATCACTATTTTATCGAATGATTTTTATAGTTGTCAATATAGTTATGTACTGCTCCTCAACGAGGAGCTATTTTTATCGTTTAGGAATATTTAAATACCAACGTTTGTCATGGAAATCTTGCGCACCGCCTTTAGTGTTTCCCTCTGGATCATTCGTTGCCCGCATCATGACATAGACTTTCTTATTAGGGAAGTTACGCATGTTAAAAGATACATGATAGCCAACATTTCCAGAAGTATTATAAGCTTGATTTACATCTGATCTATAAATTCCATCAGCTCTTACTCGAGCTAATTCTTTCCCAGTATTGTAATCCATAATGAAGATATACTCGTATTTATAGTTAGCAATGTGCCATCCAGCTACATGCAAATTTGCATTTTCGATTTCTCCAAACTGATCAATGTGGGCGTAATTCGTTCCATCTGTCAGTGTAGGATTAGCTGCACCAGCTCGTGTTGGATCAATGACAGGCTTGTTTTCAGAAGTTGTTGGATTTTCATCGGTAAATCCATGAGCTAAATCATATGCTAATTTTTCTTTACTTACGCCCATTTCAGAAAGATAACCGTAAGGATCTGTATGATCGCCCCAGATGTTTTGTGTTACCCATAAATGCGATTTGATTCCCGGTTGGTTATAAGGAGTGTCCAACGTTAATGGAATACCATATTTCATTGCTGAATCTCTAGCCAATTCAACGTATGCCTTGTAGTTTTTCTCAAACGTTGCTTTATCATGTGTGTGTTGTAACTCAATCTGCACAGGACTGTTGGCATTAGCATACGAACCAGCACCGTACTGTACATAACCAGGTTGACCGACTTGATAAACAATTCCGCCGTCTCCCACAATATAAGCAGTATAAGCGCTAGTCCATGAACGTTGCATATACTGCGCTTCATTGCGTCCTGTTGCTGTTTCATTAGCCGTTTCATGCAGTAAAATATACTGATTATTTGCTACTTGTGAGCTACCTTCATTTGCGCCCAAATTAAATTCATTGTTGATAGTATAGGCAAATCCGTTAATTGGCAATAAAAAAAGAGCCGTTAACAGGCTCATCGCAGTAATAGTAATTTTCTTTTTCATTTGTTTCCTCCTTCTTCGCTTTCAGCCGAGAACATTTTGTAGGTTCGATTTGATACACCCAACACACTCCCTAAAAACGCGCCAAAACCAGTAATGATGACAACACAGATATCTGTGTACTGCCAATTGAGCGCTTTACCAACTAACCCCACGAAAGTAGCTAGTGCGGGAATAATTACCAGTGCGAACCATTTTAGTACTTCGAACGTTTTATTATTCATTTTCTTCTCTCCCTAAATAAAGTTTTAATTTGTTGCGTGTGTTCTACCAATTTTTCTGCATGTGTATCTAATCTTTCATCGTGTTTCTTTAGTTCTTCATGAATCATCAATCGATCTGATTTGCTCGATTCTAAATCTTTAGTCAGCAAATCTAAATTGTGACTTACTTTTGAAAGAGTCTCAGTAATCTTCGAGAAAGATGCAGTAATTGGTTTTATTACTAATAAAATCAAAGAAACGATAGCGGTTATTGATCCTGCTATCGCTCCCCATTCCCCTAAATTAATCATGTGACAACTCCTTGAATCAAAATAAAAAGCACATCAATTAAGATGCGCTCTCTTCTTTGCTAATGATTTTATCTGCTTTTTCTTCAGTAATGCACAACGGAACGAAAACCATTACTTGTTCGTTAGTGAAACAGCCCCAATCATACATCATTTTCACATCGCTAAAACTAAACATACTACTCACCTCCCTTTGAAGCTGGATTTAGTTGCTCTTTAATTTCTGAAATGTCTTTGCTATTTTGTAACGAAGCAAGCATCATTTTTGAATTGATTTGTGCTAAACTATCCGCTTTTTCTTTCAATGCAGTATTTTCCTGTTTAATTGCTACATCGCTTAGCATGAGTTTGGCATTGATCTGTTTTAAATCGCCGTTCTCATTTTCTAACGACTCATACATTGCTTTGAGATTGTTTAAATCGTTGTGATCTAGTGCGTTCGCTAAAATAATCCATTGATTCAATTTAGGATCAAACATTTGATCAGCGATTGTTAACGGTTCGCCATCAGCACGAATTCCTTCAAGCGGTGGCTGATCTGTGTAAGGAACGGATACAAGCATGTCGTCCAATACTTTTCCTGCGTACTCTCCGCCAGTACGTCCATATTTCCAAATGTTTTTCATTTATTTCCCTCCCAGTAATTGAATTTCGGTTTCCAATTTGGAATCGGTGGTTCGACTTCTGTGCATTCTTCCGGTAAATGTTCTTCATCATTCACAATGATTTGCTCGAATCCGTAAGGTTCAATTGGTCTATATGCTGCCTTCATATCGATTCACGCTTTTCTAAATCGTGTAAGTAATTGCAAAGGTATAATCCGATCCATAACTTGAGTTTCTTCGCCATTTAATGGCTCCATCTGCACCAATAGATAACTGAGCACTGTTCAAAGTAGAACGGTCTATCGAGCCAACCAGTTGCTCAAAACTAATTGGTGGCCGATAGCCTTCTGGAATTGTTAGTATCGTTGAATCATTTCCACCACTGCTTTTTCCGTTTAAAGCCACAAAATATATAGAAACTGTTTTTCCTTCACGATAAAGCTTTGCTGATCCGGTATTCCCGTTTGTAACTGTTAATGTGGTAGTAGCTGTATCATTAATGCGTTCATCGATCTTATTGTCTAATTCATCTATAGCAGTCGCATTAGCATTCGCTTTTGTTTGAGCATCCTTAGCTGTGGTGTCTACTTCATTAATTGAAGCAGTCAACTGCGAATTAATCTCCGATACTTTCCCATCGGTATAATTGTTTGCTTTACCAGTAATTTCAGAAATTTTAATATCTGTGGCCAAGTTATCTTCGACATATTCTGGTGCTAGATCCCAAACATAATCTTTTGGATTGTTTGAATCACGCATACCAGTACCACGATATTTATACTCACTAATATTCGGGGTTCGTGTGTCGCCTTTTTCAATCTTGAGCCAGTCGATCCGGCATGCGCCTACTGTTGATTGTGGATACTGATAAACACGAAAAAGTTTAGGTGAACTCGCCACAACATTCGTTGGTGTGAATGTTAGAGACCATACGTCTGTCAACCCATCAACTGGCTTTAGTTCTCCTAAACGAGCAGTCCAATGATTATACGCTACAAAGGTTTGACTTGCGGGTTTTGTTCCTTTAAGCGTGATAGTATACGTTTGACCTATCATAAGCTCTTCTTCTGTGTAACCTTGATATATTTGGTGGTCGCCAGATTCGATTGGGAACTTAACTGTATGATCGGCAATATTTTCGTTAGGATATTCGCGACACATGTTGTAAGGTTCTGCTAATAAGTTAGGTTGGAATGGTGTAGCTGTTGAGCCTTCTTCGATTTTGATATTTCTTACCCTAACTTTACCAGACGGCTTAAGGTTCCGAATATCCTTAAATACTGGATACCATTCATTTGGTAAGCTAGAACCGTATGTTACCGTTCGTGTTCCAATAAGCTTCTGCCATTTATTCAATTCATTTTTAGGAACTGTATCTGTCTGCAAAGTAGTGATACCACCAGGCAAGTATGAGTGTAGTAGTTTTATTCCAGATGGGTCACCAGTGAAACCCGTTTCTAACATGATTTCACAGCTAATTGTGTATTGTTTTCCTTCTACTAGAGGTGTTTGTGTTCTGAGAGTATACTTCGATAGTTGATTTGTGCCATCTAAGGTGAACACAATTTCATCATTATCATCCGCGACTGTTGCGCCAGTACCTGAAGAAAAACTTGAAGCATTAAGTTTAGCGCTAAGGTTAGGATTCCCCGAATAATCATAGCCCCCGAAATCAATGCTGTTACTGTACATCACTTGTAAGTTACCTAACTTAGAAATTTCTTCTTTCAGAGCATCTAACTTGTCTTGTAGCGTTTTAGCTTGACCAGTTAAATCAGTAATCTGTTGATTTAAGCTATCCACTCTACCTTTAGTTTCAGCCATAAAAGCATCAAAAGTTTCATTATACTTTCGAATCAACTCTTCTAATTGCGAAACATATTCATCGGCTTGGCCTTGCGAAATGTCAGACACTCCTAGTGAGAAAAAAATGATATCTTGCGTTGTTAAAATTTGATTGTCTTTTCTATATTCTACGTAGCAGTGTTTATAATATCCTGCTTCACTCATAAATGTGCCATCAAGAGAAAACGTGACTTCTTCACTAGTTACACTAGTTGCAACATTATCTACGTAACGGTTAGATGGTGTTGTTCCTTTTAAAGTAAATGTTCCGCCACTCGTATCCATCTGCAAGCCATTTAGAAACGGTTTAACCGTCACCGTAATCCCTTTATCACCTTGACGAGCCATAATAGCTTTGGTGTAGTTTAATTCTTTGCTGAAATCTAAAGCCAAATTATATAAACTGCTAGCCATTTATATACCTCCTTGTCTTCGTTTTAAAAACGTTTTTGGTCAAGCACTGTGCTATCATATGCTGTATCCTCTTTTAATCTAATATCTTCATACCCTAGACGGTGTGCCACTAAATTCCATCTAACTAATACGTTTGGCTTACTAGTTTCAATGATGAAATGGTCAATATCTTCATGAGTAACAGCACACAAAACTAGTTCTGTAGGTGTCACATGTGTCATATACCGACTTAGATTTACTGTTTCAGCAAACATGGGGTCAATATCAACACGAACTTTACCATTGTCACCTGTAACGGCTTCCCCATAATCAGCGAAATAATATTCTGGAGTTTCATAAGCGTTCAATAGTCGTTGTCCATAATGTTCTGTTGGTACAGTTGAGTTTTTAGTACCTCTAACAGTAAAATCTTTATATACTTGTACCGTTGATTGTTCAAACCTAGCAAGTTTCCCATCTTCCCATGAACCAAAAAAACAACCTGGTAACGTTAGCATACCATCACTAGTAAATTTCATAGTCCTACCAGCTACCTTAAATTCCCATGAGTTACCCGCACTACCATTAATGCTTAAAGAACTACCGTCGCCAGAAGTTACATAACTAGCATTGCTATACCTGAAATTGGGCGCACCAAAAGATAGAAACGGTCTGTTATTACCATTATCCCACGTACTAAAAACCAAGTTACCCTGTGGATTTCTAATCATGAAACCACCACCAGTTTTCATGGTGTATGATACAATACCGGCATCAGCACTTACATAATCACGTGCTTCTAGCTCCATAATATCTTTGTTAACTTTTTTTGAGTACCAAGTCATTTTGCCATTAGCAATACTTGTTCTATAATCAGCACCATCACTAATTAATGTAGTACCTCTAATAGTAATTCCTACTATTTCACCAGCCGTATTAAACGAGGCATTGAATCCGCCATCTAACGTCCATGCCGTTTCATATGTTCCATTAATGCCAGTTTTAGATAAACCAATACCAGCATTGTTGATTTGTAAAACATTCCTTGCGGTATTCTTATCTGGTGTGTCCATAATC